TATACTCTCATAGAAGCATTTAACGTACCAACGAATTTAGTGTTAGTAGGTGCTTCAAAAGTACCTTCAGTTGATCTTGCGAACGCTGAAGTTGTTGCAGATTGAAGAATAGTTAAAGCAGTTGGAGATACTACTGCGTAGTTTCCAGCGCCTCTTCTTGTTCTAGCCGCGATGTTGTTTGCTACTCTGTTGATTAACACAGCCAAAGCCGCGTGTTCGTCACCAACGAAAGTTGCAGTACCTGATACAGCCGCTTGATCAAATGTTTCAGTATTTCCAGACACTAAAGATCTTAGTGATTGGATAACTTCTTGATCAATCTCAGCAGTAATCTCTTGGGCCAAAGCCGCCATGATTTCTGCTTCTACATCGATACCTTGTTGTGCTTGAGCATCTTGTGCCGCTTCAAAAGTCCATCTTGCTGATAGTTTTCTGCTTTTCGCTTCAACTGCCTGCTTTAAGATCTGAATTGACAATCTTTTTCCTGCGTTACCTTCAAGAGCCGCTGTAGAAGCCGCTTTTGTAGATGCGTTATCGCCGGAATATGCTTCCGCTATTTTGAACGGAGATAGTGCTTCTTCACCTGGTACAGTCGCTGTTGTACCTGAAGATGTATCTGCATATCTTATTCTTAGTGTGTGAATCTGTCCAACTGGACCAGTCATAGGCTGTACACCAACGATTTCGTTAGCGATAACAGTCGGCATAACCCGTCTAATTACAGGAAGAATCACTCTGTTTAGTGTAGCAACGTTACCGGCACTTGTAGCACCAGCAGTAGCAGACTCTGACAAATACCTTTTTGTGTTTTCTAACACAACGTCCATAGTCTTTTTCTTGTTACCCGCTAAACCTTCAGTAAGAGCGGTTTTAGTTTCGCTCCATTTAGATTCAAATATTTCTGACATTTGTATCTTTCCCCTTTAGTTTATGTTTAAACACCCGCTAATTTACGGATGTCTGTTATTTCTGCATCGTCCCTCTGTGCTCTGTCGCCGCCGCTTTCAGAAAGTACTTTCGTAGTTTCTTTAACTGCTTTATCAGCCATCACGTGAGGTAGATACTTGTTAAATGACGCTTCGAGTTTTGCTGTTTGAACTGATTCTAACAGTTGACTCATAACTTCACTTTTATCTTTGCCTAGTGGTCTAAGCAACTCAGCCATAGTTTCTTTACGTTCCATTAAATCCGCAGTTCTTTTGGCGTCAGCCTCTTTGGATTCAATCACCGCTTTTTTCTCTTCTATGGATTTCTCGGCGTCTGCTAATTTCAATGTTGTTTCATCAACAACTTTCATTAGTTTTGCAGTCTCTGACTTCTCGTTGAGATAAGAAGCCTGGTACTCAGATGCAAATGCCTCAAAAATAGTTTTACCAAAGTTAGTTTCTCTAGCCTTAGTAATGTCTTCTTTAAGTTGAGCAAGTTCTTCGCCCAATTTTCTAGTAACTGTGTCTTCAACAATTTTAGCAGATTTAGAAATGAATGCTTCTTTCATCTTAGCCATTTGTTTTTTCGCTTCAGCAACTAGTTTGACTTTAGTTTCCACAACGCCTTTTTTGTCTTCATGGAATTCTTTAATTTCTTTTGCAAGAGCATTAACAACAAACTCTTCCATTTTCTTAAAGTTTTCGTGAACACCTTTTCGGTCACTGTGTAGTTCTTTTAGTTCTTCAGAAAGTTTAGTCATTACAAACTCCTGAAGTTTTCCTGAGTGTGCGCCTACGTTTTCTTTATAAGCGATTTTCTCTTGAGCAAGTGCTTTTCTGTCTTCAACGAATTTAGAAATTTCTTCTGATAACTTATCAGTCATCATATTGTCAATTGCTTCGATCATGTTTGATTTATCATGCTCGTATCTTTTGGCAAATTCTTCTCTTAATTCTGCAGAAACGCCTTCTCTGTTTTCTTTAATTTTCAAATCCCAAGCCTCTTGGATGCCTTTTTGAACATCTTCTGAAATTGCTCCGGACTCGACTAATTTAGATATTGCGTCTATCATTATTTTAGGTCCTTTATTATGTTGGTTAAAGCATCTTTAAGATACTTTTGTGCTCTACTATCGTTTCTAACTTCTGCCGCCAGTCCTTTTGCCATGTTACCACCCTTTGTATTCATAAGGTGTTCGTAAATTGGCGTAGGATAAGCACCTGGTGCCGAAGGTTGGGCCACAACATCAACAGTGATGATCTCAAAGTCTGAAACTTCGCCGTTTCCATACTCGGAAATATTTCCGCTACCTCTGGAACTCACGCCTAATTTCACACCGCTCTCTAACATTGTTTTGACAAGTTGACCCATTGGTGTTGGCAAGATTTTCATCTTCCCGTATCCATTTGGTCCGTCCATCCACATTTCTGTAATCATGTGAGACACACGGTCCAAATTAATCTTTAAATCATCTGGATGATCTACTTCTCCTAGAACACTGTACCCTGAAGAAATTTGATCATTAAGTGTTTTAACTGCTTTTCCAATTTCA